ATCGCTACGCTGGTATCCATCTCCAACGCAGCCCGGCCCCGCCGGTGTCACTACGGGAAACGGACTTTGTAAAGCCCGTCGAATTATCCCCGTAGCGTGAAGCCCACCACCTCACATGTTCGTATTTATCAACCAAGGAAAGGAGTTCTCCCGGATCGACTGTGACTTCATGTGAGATTGTCCATGACCGTACTTCATCCCGTTGATACGCAGTGTTGTAGCGTGACTCCAAATGGGTATTCGGAGCCGCAACAGCAAGTATACCAAACCGTGAAGAATCGGTAACGTAGGGAATAGCATTTCTAGCAGATGCTTTATTCTTATAGCGTCTACTACATTCCCACGTCGTGATCGAATGCCTGAGGAATCTGTAGGCATTGTGCCAAGATCTCCCAAAACATTCATTGACCAAATGGACATGTGAAACGACATGTCGCGCGCATAGTTTACGCGCAACGCCCCTAATACGGAAGTACGTTGGGGTAATGTCGTGTCCGCCTAGGTAGTACCCTCCGCAAGATTCGCGAAAGGCATCACTGCCAACGAAGGACTTGCCAACATTGACAACAAAACCGAGGCGAGACAAGATGGACTCGATGATAGGCGTGAGTCGACGATCCACGCATATATCATCACCGTACACGGCTAGCGGCTGATACGCACCGAGGTAGTAACCAGGGTCATTGGAAAACAATCCAACAATCTCTGTCACCTTACTTGGTACTAACCAGTCAGAAAAACTAACCGTTGTACATGAACTATCGTAGGCGTGAAGGCAAGCAGCGTATATGCAAACAGACGCAAAAATAATACATTGCGTCGGAAAGCACAACGCAGACCCCATGGGAGCAAACTTCCGAACGACTCGAACAGAGCCATCCGGGAGCATTACTCTAGAGGACCGCGTAGCGAGCATTGGAATTAACCAAGACGCGGGGAATATTTTCCGCACAAGGTCCAATGACACACTATCGCTAGCAGAGGAAAGATCGATAGTATCTATTTCAGAACTGGCAGAGCCAGCCTGAGCGAGAAATCGATTCCTTGCCTGATCATTGATGTCTACAAAGCGTGACAACAACGAACCCTTGATACACCGAAGAAACTCACGCATGATACCCTGCTGAAAGAACATTAAGGTATTGGGCTCCATACAAATAGAGCGCGCTACCTTTAGATTCTTTGGCACAAACATCAAACGCGAATCCCTCGCGGACACGCCACACGCAGGGGACCAGTGTGAGGGGTCAGGGATGACCTTACTCACATCTAATCCGTGATCACCACCACAGCCATACATACCTATATGACCGCGGAAGATGAAACGATCTACGTACGGATCGAATTGAAGGCTTCGAAGCTTATCAATCCGCCCGCGAACACCCTTTTCCATCACCGACCCCGGGCCAAATTTTGGTCTGAAGTCGTCAATAGTAAAGGTGGGAAGAACAACGCTCAATATCATCTTCAAAGATGATACGTCGACGTCATCCAACACGAGATCGTCTAGCCTTTTCTCAACATCGAGCCAGCTGCGAAAGGCAGCTTCGTTAAAGGCCTCGTCAGCGAACTCCAACTTCTTTCCGAAGTTGAGAAACGCGTAGAGGTACTTCAAAACCTCGATGTCTCCAGTCCGATAGTAATGGATATACTCAAAGAACACAGGTGTGTCTCTGAATCCATCTATCCAGGCTCCTATTGAGGAGTCTGCACCCATGAGAGAATGGTTTTTGACCAACTCATGGGCAAGATTGGAGTAATCGTTAACGA